TAGGAACTGTATTGGTTTCTGATGCTAGTGTAGGTTCTATAGAAATTCAGATTGATACAAATAGATTGAATGTCGAAACTGGTACATCTGCTTCAACTTGGACTGGAACTAATGGTGTGTTCAGCGGGACTTTAAATGTAACTGGATTAATAACTGGTTCCATTTCAGGCAATGCAGGAACTGTAACTAACGGAGTATACACTACAGATACTGGTACTGTAACTGATACAATGCTTGCTGGGTCAATAGATAATTCAAAACTTCTCAATAGTTCAATTACTGTAAATGGAACTTCTATTTCTCTAGGAGCTTCTGGGACTGTAACTGCTGCTGCTGGAACTCTTACCGGAACAACTCTCAACTCTAGTGTAGTGAATTCTTCTCTAACTTCTTTGGGAACAATAACATCGTTAAGTGCTGGTACTATAAATGGTAATACTATAACAACTGGGACTGGAACTTTAACTCTTGGGACCGGAAAGACATTTACCGCCAATAATACAATAACTCTAAATGGTACTGATGGTGTCAGTTTAAATGTATCTAGTATAAAACAGAGAACGATAGGATTTTCTGCAATTCTTCCATCAACAGGGCAACAGGGAAGTTATTCTATATTCCCAGTTGCTGGTACTATAACAGGATGGAGTATAGTGGCCGATACTGGTACTGCTACAGTGCAAGTTTGGAAAATTGCATCTGGAACAAGTTCTCCAACTGTGGCAAATTCAATTAGCACATCTGGAGTTTCTTTGTCATCTGGTACAGCTATTACTAGCACAAATGTAAGCGATTTCACAACTACAGCGGTGTCTCCAAATGATATATTTGCGTTCTATGTTAGTGCTGTTTCTGGTGCTACTAAATTATTCTTTCAATTACAAATAACGGTGACATAATATGGCTACTTACTATGCAGTTGGTACTGGTAATTGGAGTGGTTCTTCTACGACTTGGTCAACAAGCTCCGGTGGTGCGGCTAGTGCCATAACTCCAACATCTTCTGATAATGTTGTTTTTGATTTACATTCTACCGGAACAGTAACTGTAGCTGGAACTTCGGGAACTCCAGATAATTGCAATAATATGACCATGACCTCACCAGGAGCAGGTACTATTTTAATGAATACAACTTCTGTACTCGATTGCTACGGAAGTTGGACAGCAGCTACTGGAATGACATTTGCTCCATCTACTGGTGCACTTATAAATTTCTTGGCCACGAGTAGTGGACAAACTATAACTCATGGTGGGTATTTGTATTCCAATATGACATATAATGGTGTCGGTGGAGGTTGGACATGGCAAGATAACATGACTTCTAGTGCTGTTACTACTAATGTTATAACATTGACAAATGGTTCTTTAAATACTAATAACTTTAGTGCAGGGGCAACAAATCCGATTCAATTTTCTTCTAATAATTCAAACACCAGATCGTTGACTCTCGGAACGACTACTTGGAAAACTTCATCTGCAAATGCTACTGTCTGGAATATAGCTACATCTACTGGGATGACTTTAAGTGCAGCTAGTTCTACAATTAATATGACTGGATCGAATACTAATGCAAGCTTCGCAGGTGGCGGTTTGGCATATGGAACAGTTACATATTCTGCATTAAATACTGGTGATCCTACAGTATCTGGGGCAAATACATTTTCTTCATTTTCATGCACTACACTAACTACTGGTACATTGACATTTAGTGCAGCACAAATTTTTACCACATTAACATTAAGTATGTCAAGTGGAGCAAAGAATATTACTTCTGGATATTTTTTGACAGGGAATCTAACTGTATCTGGAACATTTACAACAAATGGAAATAGTTCTGTTCTTAGAAATTTTATAGCATCGGCAAATACTGGCACTCAATATACGATATCAGCAGCAACTGTTTCAGTAACTCAAACAGATTTTAGAGATATTATAGGTACTGGAGCAGGTAATTGGAATCTTTCTGCCATAACTGGTGGTTCGGGAGACTGTGGGGGAAACAGTGGTATAACATTTTCAACTCCAAAAAATTGTTATTTAAAACTTGGAGCTTCGGCTAATTATTCTGTTGGACCATGGGAAACTACATCTGGAGGTAGTACTCCAATTTCTACAGTTATGCCATTACCACAAGATTCTGCATTTTGTGATGTAAATTCCTTCAGTACTACTGGAATAGTTCTGACATTAAATGTTCCCAGAATTTCGGGAATATCTTTTACTGGAGCAACAAATACTCCACAATTTACGGTACAAACTGGTGGTGGAGTGCAGGTAGAATGCTATGGCTCTATGACATTAATATCCGGCATGACACATACTGGCACTGGTGGGGTTTCTTTCAATGGAAGGTCTTCTTATAATTTGGATGGCGGAGGACTAACATGGCCAACATCATCAAACATAACAATAAATGCCCCAAGCGGTACTTTGACTCTTCAAAGTACTCTAAATTCAAATGCTGGATTAACAACTCTTAATGGTGGACTAGCTCTTAATAGTTATAATTTTGTCGGAACAGGTCCATTTACAATTTCAGGAGGAACAATTTCCGGAACTGGAACGCTATCGGGAAGCACATACACGCAAAGTGCAGGAACTGTTACTCTGGGTGGCGATATGACTTTGACTAGTACTATTTCGATATCTGGTGGAAACTTAAATGGGACAGGAACTATTTCTGGAACCACATATACACAAACCGGAGGGTCAGTTGCTCTTGGTGGAACACTGACACTAACAGGACTTATCAATATATCTTCTGGAACATTAAGTATGCGTAGTAATGCTATAAATGGCGTAACTACATTTGCTTTAAGCGGAACAGGAATTCTTGGACTTAGTGGAGTTCTAACCTGTAGTTCGACTATAACTGTAACTGGTGGAACAATATCCAATACTGGTGCAGGTGGTAAACTATACACAACAGGAAATTCTCTTATAACATTCTCAGGTGGTAATTCTACTTGTGCCAATATTCAAGAAGGTGGTACTTCAAATATTGTAGTGTCTGGGACAGGAGTTCTAACTATTCCCCAAGGTGGTTCAGTTGCATGGACTACTGGAATATTTGAAGTTAATGGAACGGGAAGTTTTAATACACTTGGAGTAGTAAATCAGGGAACAAATAGTTTCACAGTTGGAACAGTTCCCCCAGCAAGCACATCTTCTACATATTAATATTATTCAAAGTAAACTCAAATCCTTCTGAATTATATATAGAAACCCTTTCTAGAAAATGTTTCAAAAGATAGTTGCGCTTCTTATTATAAGAAAAATCATCCACAAAATCATATAAAGTACATTTGTTCAATTTTCCATCCAATCGCAAAATTCGGCCAATACTTTGTAAAATTCTAGTAGACGATTTCCCCCCAGAAACCATAATCAAATTTTGAAGATTTTTAATAGATATACCTGTTGAAAATATTCTCTCGGTTGCCAAAATTACAACATTTGTCAAACTTTCTGTTTCAAGTTTATTCTTCAATCTTATATCTGTATCAGTTTCACCAATGATAACAAATACAGTCTTGCCACAATTTTCCAATTCTTTTCGGATAAATTCTATATGTTCTAAAGATTTTGATAAAATTAGAACATTTTCATCTCTAATACCTATGGCAAGTTTGGCAATAAGTTTATTCCTTGTTGTATAATTTCGGATAAATTCCTGTTCTTCATGATATGTTAGATTTTTATTAGCTTTTCGAATTGTTTCGGGATATTTGAGAATTATAGATTTTATCTTTAATTGAGAAACTTTACCATCTTCCATCAATTTTTTAGTTGTAATAACTTTTAGAAGAGGGCCTGTGATTCCTTCTAAAACTAATTGATTCAGTTTTGTATTTTTTATTGTTCCGGTTAGACCAACTTTATATGAAGTGTTTATGCATTTTTCTAATATTGTTTTAGATTTTCCACAACCCGTTTCGTGAATTTCATCAAAAATTGCTGCATCAAATTGTAAAAAATACTTTCTGGGCATTTTATAAATCGATTGCCAAGTTGATATTATCACTCTTTTATCAGAAGTTTTTTCCAATCCCCCATGAATAATATGAATATCTTTTTCAATATCATAATCGGAATATTCTTTAAATTCTTGTAAAAGTTGAGCAGTCAAATCGATCAATGGAACAATGATTAAAATCTTTCCAGCAGTATTTTGCAGATACCATCTTATTAGACAATATATCAGGAAGGCTTTTCCTGAACTTGTGGGGCTTAGACAAAGACATCTTTTATTTTTTATCATATGATCTATAGCAGATATTTGATAATCATGGGGAATAATTTTTTGAATATTAAGAGATTTTATGAAATCTTGAGCATTAAATTCATGATTTTTTTCAATTGTTTTGAAAAGTTTTTCATCTATGGTATATTGATATTTTCGATCTTCTGCGAATTTTATGACATGTTGGAGAAGTCCTGCATATATTCCACCAGTGACTTTTGAGTAGAGTCTTTGTTTCCCATCCCACAAATGATTTCGGAAACTTGGAGAGAATTTTGCACCTTCCACCTCGAATGTGAAAAAATCCGACAGTTCCGCAATAATACCTTGATTTTCACAAGATACTTTTATATATGTTGAATTGTGATAATGAATATTGATGACATCACTCATCAACTATTTAGAAGTGATTAAAAACCACCTGCTTCATATTGCGCCCAAGCAATGATATTTTTCACAGCAAATCCGCGAGTTTTGTGTTGTTCGATGCAACCATAAAATAGTTCCATTTTTACTCGTTCTATCAAAATCTGTTCATTGGCCTTTACGACATCTGAATCATTTTCAATATATTGTTTCTTTTCTGCTTCAGTTTTAACCTTTATGCCAAATGGTTTATTTTTATAGACTTCCGGAGGCGCATCGCCGGAATAATATTCACGTTTTTCTGCCAATAGATTTTTCATCTTATTTTCTAGAAGTTCAACTTTTAATTTTGATCTAGCATAAAGTTCCATATATTTTCTCCAGACCATTTGACTTCTGCAAATATCTTCTATCAAATCTAATCGATCAATAGCAAAATCTTTTTCCATTTCGGCAAATATTTCATCTAAAGTCATGGATAAGGAACACCTTCTTGTTTACCCTCATCAAATGAATAATGTGAAAATTTGAATAATACTTCCATAGTTACTGGTTGATCTGGAGATTTCTTTGTTGAAAAATCAACATCTGTTAATTGGTATGGAAAACAATTATGAAGTTTCCACAAAAATTGAGGGTTGCTATTATTGGTACATGCTAGAACTGAAATGTCTGAGAATGGATTAAAATTCTTTCTACTTTTTGTCTGAGATTGGTAAGACCATTTCAAAAGTTCTCTCAAGGTTTGCATTTCTTTATCTAGGATGAAGTCCACTCGAAAATCCGAAAATTTAAGTTTATCTCCAATTTCATAGAAATCGACTTCGGCTCCAGTGGGGATATAAACACTTCCTGTTGTATATCCAGGCAATGGACAACTCTGAGCATAGAATTTTACATTGGGAAACCGATTCATAGAAAGTAAGAATTTATTTGGCGATAAAAAATTTGTATCGGATGGTGTATTAACTGCTGTCATTATTTCTTTTTCTTCTCAACTTTAATATCTAATTTGGATAACAACTCCTTGGCCGAATAATCACAATATACTGCATCTGCACAATGCCCCATACTATCAATTCCTTCTTGAGTAATTACTTCCAATGAATAAATTATATCATCAAGTCTTTGTTTAGCTTCTGAAGCTAATGCCAATAGACCAACAATACTCAATTCTTCATCTTTACTTATTAATTTTGTCATATGAATCCTTAGAATGTTTCATAGCAATCTTTTGCTTACAATGTTGTATAAACTCATGCTTCAATTGTTCGGCAATTTTTCAATCTGAAGTGCAGTCAAATCTGCCACTTCAATATATTTGTCTTCATTATCAACATATCTAAGGAAATTCGGCAGTCTAGGCATTTTTAGTTCAATTTCTTTATGAATTTTTATTGGCATCAAATCCTCCAAATTATATAAAACTATTCAATATCAAAATACTTATCAAAACTAATACACAAATTTCGGCAATCATGGTCTAACACAAGATTTGCACCAAATATTGCCCCTCCGCAATTGCATCATATAAACTCCACAAATTATAGCATTCTGCTCAGATTTCATGCAACCTTGATAAAATACATTATCTTCTCGCATTTTGCCAAATTTCATACCATTGTCAAATATGAATAAACACATGAAAATGGTCATAATTATTAATATAATATTTTTCATATGGAGAATAATACCATATCTTCAAAATTTGTCAAGATAATAATATATCGAAAAGCAATTTGGAACCTTTTTTCAAATATTCGTCCAATGTTCCATTATTTTCCAAAATATGATGTTTGATGCCCAATGTTTCATAATCCAGATATTTCCTCGAATCTTTGGAATAATCAAAACCAGGTCGGATAAGTTTTATAGCAATTACATTATCTGCGCCAAATTTTCTAATTAATGGGTATGTTTCTTCTGCAAATCCACCATCTGTAATTACAACGTTTAAAGGCATTATTTCCCATGGACAACTAATTTGTTCAATTCTTTTTACTAAATGATTGCCAAAGTATTCTTCCCCAAATTTAATCTTCATCTCATTTGATAATTCTTTACAAAGTGTTCTCCAAGATTTTCCCCCAAATCTTTCTTCAGGGGTTTCCTTCAATACATGATTGGAATCATATTCGGCAATTTCTTCATCTGTTAAATTATATTGTATTTGGAGAATTTGTTTCAAAGGTTTTGCAAACGATCTGTGTTCTACCCATAAATGATTATATCCGGTGTATGGTAGATTTTCTACAAAATAATCGAATAGACAATCTTTTCCCGAACAAGGTGGGCCGTTAATTATCACCGACTTTATCATTATTGATCTTCTTTGTGCAAATCTACAAATGATTCTCTAGTTTTATTCATTTTACATGAAGGGTTTTTACAACACTTCTGATTGGGACATTCATTTTCCAGCATTGGATTTGCTCTATTTGGTTTTTTAAGTGATTCGACAATCCATGACAACATTGACATTTTTATTTCTCCTCTATTATTCTAATATATATTAAATCTGATTAAAAGTCAACATCTATATCTTAAGAATTTCAAAAAGTTTGCCGGAAGCTATCTCATCTAAAGAATATTGATTCCATGCCAATTTATTAAAATTAGGAAGCCTATTAGAGAGCATTACAGGCTTTTCTATGGTGTCTGTCCCATAGGAGGCACTATTCCGCATAATTATATTAAAACCTGTGTGAACGGTCGGAATCCCCTCTAAAAGAGCTTCTACAATGGCATTGGAACTATGAGTAACCAGACAATGGGCATTCTTGAGAGAATGAGCAATTGGCACATTTTTACCAATTTCCAAGGTAACATTGCTAAATTGTTTATCAATATCAATAGGATAGGTAGTACTATTGGGGTGAGTTCGGAAGATTATAGGTCGATTACTATACTTTCTTATCTCTCTAATAGTTTCTGAATCCCATTCGGCAGGTTGGGCAGTATGATCAGAACCCAGCCCTCTTGCATCCAAAGTCTTGGCTTGAGTTGTCATCAATATATGTTCTCCCGAAGTTCTCCAAGGCTTCATTTCCAACCCAAATTCAGCAAATCTTTCCCCATTATCCTTACAAGGTATCGAATATTTGTAATTATTATGTTGAAATTGATTAACTGCATAAAGTTTCTCAGTTTCGGAATATATATAAGGATTTTCCAATAATATAATCCTTGCTCCAGCTTTCTCAAACATCTGCATCAATGCTTCATGTTTGGCAATCCTGTTCCATCCAATTAGAATATCATTGGCATAAATTGGCTTGGTGGGGAATTCTCCCAAAATTATATCAAAATTGAAATTATTCTTTACAAATGCTTTGACAATTTCTCTCTTATTTTCATGTCTAAATTGTGAAGTAAAATAAATCGTCATAGAAATTTCTCCAATTCGGCAAATTCAAAACAAGTTATAGCAGATTCTTTATTAATATTATATATTTTAAAATCAAATTTTTCCTGAAATGGAGCAATACTATTCATTCCTGGTAAAAAATGTGTGGCATATCTATCAGTATTAGAAGGTCTAAAATGAGGAGGATGCCAATGTAAAGTTTTAGCATCTTTATTCATATCAAATCCCAATAGTACAATTTTCTTGTATCCCATCAATACTGCCAAATTAATTGCCATTGCTCCAGAATTTGTTCCATTTAATTTATCAGGATTTTCGGATAATCCATTTTTAGGACCCCTATTGAAGATATAATTAATTCCATTATCATGGAAAAACTTCTTCAAATGACTATCACAGGTTATAGGAATTCCTTTAAATGTTTCTTTTATTGTTTTATCATGTTTTTCAAACCATACTTTATCCATGAAGAATAATATCATGGCATTGGGATAAAGTTGATAGGCATTATTGGTGCAGATTATATCTTTTCCTTCAAGGATTGTCTTATCTGGTAAATATTTGGATAGGGAACTTCCGCCGCCAATTATAAAAACAGTATCTGAAGTTTTCTTTAATTTTAATTCTTCTATCATAATATATCTATTAAAAAGCGATGCCCCTAAACTTTTTTGAAGGTCTAGGGGCATCTTGCGATAAGAGAGGAGGGAAGCGTCTTTATCGCAATTATTTCATAATATCATTGTATAGTTCATCAATCTGATGTTCTGTATGAAGCTTTTCCTGATCTTCTCCAGCAAATACCCTCTTGGCAACAGCTTTGGAAACTTTTACAGGAATCTTGTGATTGTCCTTAAGTGATTTGGCAATATCATCTATATGATCCTTTTCGCTCTGAATAAGTGTGTGCGAAGCCACCATTTCCTTGATAGCATCTTTTATAATTGTTTTTGAATTACTTGGAACAGTATTGGCATTGTTCATGTGATTTTGCAGATCAGTTTTAAAATTTGTTGTAATTGTCATCGTTCTCTCCGGTTAATTTGTTAATTTATGGTTAAAGTATAGCACAATTTTAGAAAAGGTCAAGAAGTATTTTATTGGGATAGCAGAAAAACTAGCATTAGTGTTAGTCCATCAAATAGTCCAGTCAAATATTCTGATGCATTGGTGTTCCATTTTGTCCGATCTCCGATATAATAGCCAAGAGGAAATGCTATAGTATGCCCAAGTATAACAAATGGATTAAGTGTTCCCAATCCCATTATAAAGCCTTTAATGCCCAATCCCAGAGTACACCATAACAGACTATCTCTCTCAACTCCTAAAAATTGTACAATATCGGCAAGCCAATCATTAGTTGTCGAGTTTGCAGTTGTGCCCATCATCCAGAAATTATTATGTCCAATATTTACACCAATATATGCAAATGCAAAAGATATAAATCCTGAAATAAATTCACAAGTTTCCGCACTAACCATAGAACCTTGCCATGATATCATAGTTATAGAAGAATGGAAAAACAATGCATAGGGCAAAGCAAAAACAGCATTCCTCAACCATCTGGGAGCAGATATAAATGCTCCACCATGGAAATGACTTGCCAATGATAGATAAATTGGGAGTAAGATTGCTAAAAAATTCATAATTATTCTTTCTTCTTATTTTTAAAATCTACATAAACTACATTAGGAGGCTTTTCAACAAAATCTCGAAATTCCACAATATAATTAATATCTGGTGTTCCTTCATCCATCTCAAACATTTTTAAAAGTTTCATCAATTCTTTAGTAATTTC